AAGGTCATCGAAGGTGGTGAACCTGACCTTATTTGGTGCGACGAACTAGTTCCGCAGGACTGGATTGAGACGCTTCGCTACCGACTAGTCACCCGTTCGGGAAAGATGATACTCACCTTTACCCCAATCACTGGGTTTACCCCAGTAGTAAAAGATTACGTAGCGGGTTGCCGTATCAAGAAGTCTCTCTTTGCAGACCTCCTTCCAGATACACAGAATGTGCCAAGTATCCCTAAAGGACACATGCCCTACATCGCAGAGTGCTCCAAGGGGTCCGCTAATGTCATCTGGTTTCATTCGGTCCTGAATAGATACTCTCCATTTGAACAAATCAAGTTAGCACTTCGTGGGAGAGGTCCTTACGAAATAAAGATTCGTGCGTATGGATGGGCTGAATCCCTTGCGGGTTCACAGTTCCCAAGGTTCGGAGAGCCAAACATCATACCCAAGGACCAAATCCCCAAAGAAGGCACCAACTATATGGCGGTCGACCCCGCTGGTGCCAGAAACTGGTTCATGCTTTGGATGAGGGTAGACAAGGATGGCAACAAGTACGTCTACCGTGAATGGCCAGACATAAGCATGGGCGAATGGGCATTGCCATCCGAGAAACCTGATGGTCGGGCTGGCCCAGCCCAAAAGCAGGGTGCTGGCATGGGTCTTAATGAAATCAAAGACCACATCAAAGAACTGGAGGGCGAAGAGGTAATTACCGAAAGATTCATCGACCCTAGAGCCGCTGGCTCCCCAGTCATCAACAAGGAGGGTGGCACAACGCTCCTTCAATTGCTCGATGAGGAACCGAACCCAATGTACTTTACCCCCGCCGCTGGTCTAAGGCTGGAGGAAGGCATCTCCGTTATCAACGATTGGTTCTCCTACGACCAGAACGAACCCGTCTCTACGGTCAACCAACCCAAACTTTTTATCTCCGAAGAATGCAAGAACCTCATGTGGTGCTTGCGTGAGTGGACTGGTACTGACGGCGAAAAGGGCTCCAGCAAGGACCCTATCGACGCCCTACGCTACATAGCGGTCATGCAACCAGAGTACGCCGAAAAGAACTCAAATAAGCCACTATTCGGAGGCTCTTATTAACATGAACCAGACCCCGCCACTCCTAAGACTAGCCGAAGCCGCAAGGCTCTTCGGTCTATCCAAAACAACCTTAATCCGACTCCGCAGACAAGGCGTCCTTCGTATCTTCAAGACGCAAGGGAAGCAGAACATGTTCTACCGAGACGATATCAAGGCATTCCTTTCCAACAACTCCACCCCTTCCATCAATGAGCAAGTTTAAAGACAAGCAATTCCTCAAGGACCCTTTGGCGTACCATGAGGACAAACCAGATATCGCCAGACTCTTAGTCGAGTACCAGCGTTCGGCCTACTTCGGCACCATGGTGTCGAAGATGGTGTGGGCTGACGACGTTCGCTACGCCCGATGGGCTGGCCAGACCGACGACGGCAAAAAGCATTCTTGGGCCAGACCAGACGGCGACCCAGCCTTCCCGTTTGAAGGTGCGTCCGACGTTCGTTGCCGCCTTATCGACAGACTTATCAGAGACCAGAAGGCTCTACTGATGACCGCCTTCAACTCCAGCACCTTGAAGGTGGGCGGTACGGAGATTGGCGACACCCTCGCCGCCTCCTCTGCCACCAGCCTGATGCGGTGGTTGGTTGAGACCAAGTTGAGGTCCGAGTTCCACAGGGAGGCCGAATTGGTAGCCGACTATATGCTTACCTATGGTTGGTCGTGTGCCCAGATTACTTGGGACAGAAAGATTGGCCTTCGCCGCCAGACCATGACCATGGAAGAACTGTACGGCGTCGCCGAGCAGGAACAGCAGATGGGCATCACCAGTGCCTCGATGCTTATCCAAGCCATCATGAATGAGTCCAAGGAGGACTACGCCATCGAACTGTGCCGCCAGCAGATGCCACAGATGAAGGTCAAGGACCTACGTAAGTTCGTCCGAAAGATGCGTGAAGAAGGTCAAGGTGAACTGGAAGAAGTCTACATTGAGAAGAACTTGCCAAAGATTACGGCCCTCAAGCCGTATGACGAAGTCTGCTTCCCTCCAGAAACCAGCGACCTCCAGCAAGCCAGAGTAATCTTTAGACGCCAGTACATGACGGAAGTGGAGTTACGCTCGATGAACAAAGATGCCAACTGGAGTCCTGAGTTCATTGAAGCCGCTTCGAAGACGATGGGTAACCATTACTACTTTAACGACCCCAACCTCGTTCCCACCACCACGGTACTTAACTCCAACATCCTAAGAGGCGACCACCTCATTGAAGTTGTTTGGGCCTACTACCGCCAGTTGGACGAAAACGACATTCCTTCCATCTACTACACGGTGTTTTCTCCTCACGTCGGGAATGACCTGTATGCCATCCAAGAGATGCTTAACTACGCCCACGGCGAGTATCCGTTTATCCCGATTCGTTTTGAAATGTCTCGTCGTCAGGTGACTGAAAGCAGAGGCATTCCTGAAATCAGCAAGACCGAGCAGGACGAAGTTAAAGCCCAGCACGACGCCTTCCGTGACCGTACCGCTCTTGAAATCATGCCGCCTGTCAAAGTGGTCAAGAGAGTTGGTGCTTTGAACAGGATTGCTCCGGGACAAGTGCTCCCAGTTTCGACGAAGGATGACTACACTTGGATGGACCCACCTCAGGGTAAAGCCGAGTACGCCATCCAGATTATCAAGCAGATTGAAATCAACCTTGGCAACTTCTACGGCTTCATCGTCGGAGAGGAAATTGACCCTAACAAGGTAAGAATGCTCCAACAGTTGCAGGTGAACAACTGGCTCCAGTTCTGGACTCAGGTGTACAAGCAGATGTTCTCCCTGTGCCTCCAGTTCATGCCAGAGGAAGAAGTGACTCGCATCACCAATGCCCCTCTGAAGCAGAACATGTCGGATATTCACAGCCAGTACGACTTCAACGTTCGCTTTGACGTCAGAGATACTGACCCAGAGTTCGTCATGGAGAAACTCAAGGCTATCGTCGAGACGGTCGTTCCGCTCGACAGCGGCGGCGTCATTGACCGCAATAAGTTGGTCAAGTTGGTCGTCGAGGCCATTAGCCCAGATGCGGCTAGAGAACTCGTCATTGACCAAACGACGGCTTCCCAGAAATTGTACAAGGACGTTATCAACGACGTGGGCATGATGATGCTCGGGAACGAGGCCATGTACGTGGAAAACGACCCTACCGCCGAATCGAAGATGCGTTATCTTCAGGAAATCCTTCAGAAGAACCCCAAGGCCCAGCAAGCGGCTCAGGGAGACAGAATCTTCCAAATCTTGCTCCAGAACTATTCGAAGAACCTGCAAATGTCTATCGACCAGCAAAAGAACAAGGAAATCGGCAGAATCGGAGTCACTCCAGCGTCCGAACAGATTCAAGGAGAGATGCAGGAATCTCAGCAGGAACAACAACAGGTCGCCCCAGAGGAACAGCAACAGGCTGGCGGGGTGCCTCCGCCCATGCAAGGGACTGGAATGCTCTAATCTATGGAAATAGACCAAAACACACGCACCTTCGGCTTCGTCAACAAGGACGCCGAAGAACTCTACAACTCAGTTCTGTTCCTTTTGGACGCAGAATTCCAGAACTGCCTCATCACCGTCATGAACCCAAAAATCGTCGGCGAGGAAAAAGCCTTCGCTGTTGGTCAAATTACAGCCTACAACGACGCTCTGCGTCTTTTTCAGGCCAACAGGGACTTCATGACAAAGGTGAGGACAGGGGAAAAGCAGTCCAACTCGGGTCAAAGCGGAGGCTGATGACCAACTGACTTGATTCTATCTCAATTTGAACAACCTTCGTACTACTTCTGCGTAGCAAGCAACGCTGACTATGGAACCAGACTCCAATATCCCGTCTAACGACGAACTCCTCGGCCTTGAGCCCGAGGCTAATCAACTCATGGCCCAACCAAGCGAACGTGCCGAACTCGCTGATGATGAAAAACTCTCCCAATTCTTTGGAAGAGCCCTCGCTGACGGTCAGCAAGGAGCAGTGCGACCTGCTGATGAACAGGTCGAGGCCGACGAAGACCTTTCAGATGGGTCGGAAGTCGAGCCAGAACAACAGACTGAGGAAACTCAGGGTGAGGAGCAGTATCAAGAGGAGCAGAGGGCCCCGAAAGGTGTCGATAAGCGAATCTCGAAACTGACCGCTCAGCGTAAAGAGGCTGAGGAACGCACCAAAAAGTTGGAAAGTGAACTCGAAACGCTCAAGCGTCAAAAGGCCGCTCCAAGAAACGAAGCAAATCCATTCAACGCTTTCGATTCCGAAGAGAAAATTCAGGCCGAGTACGAGCGTCAGAAGGAAATCCGACTATTTTGCGAACGTTACCCAGACGGGTACTACGAGGATGGGAAAGAGCCAATCTCCAAGGAGCAGATTGCCAAGGCGAAAGTCACGGCACTTCGTGCGGTTGAAGACCAACTCCCCCAGCAGTTAGATTACGTGACCAAGAGCAAGGCTTTCAGGGCCACCGCTCGCAAGGAGTTCCCTTGGCTCGATAACGAAAATGACAAACGTGCCATTATGGCTAAGCGTTTCGTCGATGCCGTTCCAGAGTTGAAGAGATTCCCCGATTACGAAATCTACGCCGCACACCTCGCTAACGGGATGGTGTCTTATCAACAGCAGAAAGCATCTGCTCGTCAAGGCATCGCCCCGCAGAGAGTACCAGTACAGCCAACCAGCAATGTTATGCCTTCGGCGTCGTCCGCTCCCAAAGCGAATGGCGTAATGGCACAACAGGCCGCAGACCGCTATAAACGGACTTCTTCCCTAGACGACTTGTCTGAAGTGTTCAGAAATAAGTTCATCTGATTCCTAATCATCATCCCTATGGCCTCACTATTCGAGAACCAGTTCCAAAATCAGCGTCCGCTTCAAGGTGCCCGTGTTGGTATCCGTGAAGAACTCTCTGACCTCATCACCAACGTCGACGCTAAGGAAACGCCCATCACCTCGATGGCTAAGCGTGGCTCTAAGCCCGGAAATACCACTTTCCGCTGGCAGGTCGACCGCAACCCCGAGCCGTCCGTCGAACTCGGCATCCTTGATGGCAAGGACGTCGACCCGACGAACCCTTCCACCAACGACGCCTTCAAGCAGTACACCATTGGTTACCGCACTGAAGTCGAAAATAACATCCACTTGTTCCGCAGAGCGGTGCACGTCTCCAACCTCACTCAGGATATCCTGAACATCGCTGGTGTTCAGAACGAACTGAGCCGTCAGTTGGCTAAGGCTACCATCGACCTCAAGCGTTCGATGGAAATCACGTTCACTTCTGATATCATGCCTGCCATCGATGATGGCACTACCCCGTATCGCACCCGTTGCCTTACGGCTTGGCTGAAGAAGGACAAGGCTACCGCCACGACCAATGCCGACAAGTACGGCACTCAGTCGCAGTCCATCCGTGATATCGACGTTAACTTCGTCACCCCTGAATCGTCCATCGTCGGCACTGGTACGGACGTCAGCACCCTCAACGAGAATACCGTTCAGGACCTGATGACCTCCGTTTACGAGCAGACTGGTCAGTTCAAGAACCACGAAGCCGTTGTCGGCACGAAACTCAAGCGTCAGTTCACGGAACTGGTTTATACCAGCCGTTCGCCCGCTGGCCCTTCGTCCACCACTGGTATCCGCTCCACCCGAGACGCCAACGCCGACACTATCTCGGCCTCGGTCGACTACTTCGAGGGTGACTTCGGTAAGTTGGCCCTCATCCCGTCTCAGTTCCTTCATGCTGGCGTTAACCCGTACACTATCATTGAGACCGTTGCTTCCAGCGTCTCTTCGTTCAAGTTGTACGACGGCGTCACCACTACGGAATCTAACCGAGTCAAGGCCATCACCTCTGACGGTAACTCCTCTGGTACCATCACGGTGTCTGCGGGTAACCTTGAGGCCAAGAAGGCCGTCGTCCTGTCCACGGCTAACAACGCCCTGCTGAGCGACAACCTTGTTGTCACTGCCGCCTCGTCGTCTGCCGCTGACCGTCTCGCCGCTCTCACCTTGGCCAAGTATCGTGCGTCTCTGCACCTCGATAACGCCAAGTGCAAGGGCTTCGTGATTCCGTGGGACATGCTCGAAATCCGCTACGGCGGCAACATCGCTCAGGTCCGAGAACTCACCGAAAACGGTGGTGGTCCTCGCCGTATGATGGAGGCTATGGCCGCTCTGCTGGTCCACAGTCCTCTGACGTTCGGGATGTTCGACTACAAGACGAACAACGCCTAATCGGGTACGGACGTGGCTGGCATTGAATCCATCCACGAATCCATCCCTGACGAACTCATACCAGACATGGTAGCCGAGTTCCGTCGGGGGTGGGCCCTCCGTAAGGCTCAAGCCGTCGCTACTAAAAAGGCGATGGCCCAATTTAACCAACTTCAACACCGTCACGTTGAAGGTCTGGGTCAAATGTCGGCCCGTATTCCAGAGGAGTCCTACCACTACTGGGGGATGAGAATGGGATACGCTTGCTGGCGTGACGATGGGTTCATGAAGGAATTCCTTCGTGATAACCCCGAGTGCAGGGTGAACTCCAAAGCGGAGAACACCACCCTGCTGGTCAACGGCACCAAGGGCCTCGTAGATGCCAAAGGCCGTATACTTTCTTAACTACTATGGCTACTGGAAACACTCCACCAATTCCTCCAACCCCTCCAAGACCATCGGGCTCAATGCACCGCTCTAGGGGCCTTCCACCTGTCCAATTTTCGCTTACTACTCCTCCGCCGCTCCCTATTCAGCCAGCGAATTTGACGCTCCCAGAGCCGCCTCAAATTAATCGGGGGGTTCAGGCACCGATTACACAGCAAGCACAAATGCCTGTAAACCCATCCCCAGTATTTCCTAGCCAAACTTCCGCATTCCTCCCAGACCAAAGCGGGTTTTCGTCATTCAGGGACCAACATCCATACTTCAGGGATACGTCCTTTCCTTCGCAAATCAATCCGCTCCCGCAGAATCCTCAAGTCACGACTCCTTCTAGGGCTTCGATTCTTGGTGCTGACATGTGGAAGAAGTAAGTGAGAAGCGTCTATTTCAGCGAAGTCCTGCACACGGCCCTGCAACTTGCAGGTCTGGACAGGAGCCTGACTACCCCAGAGCGTTTTGCTATGGTCAGGGACTTCGCTTCCATGCGGCTACGCTCCGTGTGGGAAATGAACGAATGGACCGACCTTAAGGTTCTTACTGCCTGCGAGGTCGTCCTCGATGGCGAACGCAGAACCGTACCGCTAGACCCCATTAAGGGGCAGGTAATCACTATCTGGGACAAGGACCCCCTATCCCATAGTGCCACCCAGCGTGACTTTGAACTTCTCAATGGAAACATCACGCTCAGGGGCAAAAGGGACAGCATCGTCTGGGTCGAAAGCCGCAAAGAATCGCCAAGGCTCTTCGGTGACGCATGGAGCACGGCCCAATCGTACCGCACGGGTGCACAAGTCTACTACGACTCGGGCTCCGAAAGCGGCTCCCTCGTCCCAGTCAACGGATACCCAGTCCAAGGGGACTTCTACGTCTACACGGGAACGAATCCTTCAGGCACTGGCTCTATTCCTACGGTTGCTTCGTGGGAAAGGGTCGTCATCCCAAAACTCTTCGCTAACGCCGTTATCCATGGCGTCCACGCTGACTTCCGCCGCTCTACGAACGAACTTGAAGCGGCCCAGTCGGCAGAAGCGGACTACGCCAAAGCGGTAGACTCCGCCCTTGACCAGACCCTGCGTCAACAGGGCTCGACAAGACCAATTAACTTTAGAGGATACTAACATGTTCAAACTACTCCCCCAACAGATTCCGAGCGTCACCGTGACCTCGTTTGCTAACGGCTCCAAGGCCAAGGTGCTTGATGCCGTCCGTAACCGCCGCTTGTTCGGCATCGCCAATACTGGCACCACCGTCGCTGAGGTTTGGCTTCAGGCTGATGGTGCTGGAATTCCAATTAAACTTCGTGCGGCCACGACTGGTTCGTCCGCCGACGGAGGCACTTTAGAGTTCTCTGGCTATAACGGCGAAGTTTGGATTAACGGAACTGGCTACACCTATTACTACGCACAGTAATGCCTATCTACAATGGAGGCGGAGGGGGTGCTGAAACTGACCCTTCGGCCCTCAAGGTGGCTAACAATCTTAGCGACCTTCAGGACGTTTCGGATGCTAGGGCTAACCTAGACGTCTACTCCATTGATGAAGTAGATACGGCAATTGGTGCTGGTGGTGGCGGTGGTGGCTCTTACCTTCCGCTTGCTGGTGGCACTATGACGGGTGGCATCGTCTTTGACGGTACTTCTGGTCAGTACATCTCGAAGGGCAACTTCGACACTAGCCGAGGGGGCAACTACGGCATCAGCCTAGTCTGCTCGATTGGCTACGAGTTCAATTGGCAAGCGGGTTGGCTAACGACGACCGAACAAAATAGCGTTACCCCTCGTCCGCTTTACTTGGACAGCCTTGCTGGAACGACTCTGCGTGTATGGGATAGTGCCACAAGCAAGGGGACGGAAGTATCACACCAGAACATTGTGATAAACAGTGATGCAACTTCTGACGTCGAGTTGGGCGGCTGGGGTCTTGGGGTCGAACTTACTTCCGACAACACAAAAGCAACCACGGTTGAGTATAACGGTCTTGATGTTTACGATGGTGCTAGCCACATGAAGGTAACGCCTACTGGCTTAACCTTCCCTGACAATACTACCATGACAACGGCGGCAACGGGTAATGGTGCCGACGGTGCCGACGGGGCTGATGGGGCCGACGGTGCTGACGGGGCTGACGGTGCTGACGGGGTTGGATTTGTTTTTGTCGGTGCTTGGAGTGCTTTTACCGCCTATGCTCAAGGTGAAGTTGTGACCTACGACAGTATCTTGTATGTTGCTTTACAGGCGATTGCATTAATCGGTAGCCCGCCTACTCCAGACGTTGATACTGCCAACTGGAATAGACTTAATGGACTTGCTGGGGCCGACGGTGCTGATGGTGCCGATGGGGCCGATGGGGCTGACGGTGCCGATGGTGCGGTCACTTCTGGGGAAGTGCTTAATACCATAACTACTGGAATTTCGGATGGTGCTGCTCTTGTCGTCAACACATCTGGCGGCAGTAGGGTGCTTAGTGGAGCGTCATTTGCCTCAGAATCTCCAAATGATTACAATTATTACGTTAGACAAAATCAGACTTGGGCGGCACTTCCAACCCCCCTAATTTCTGGAGTCTCACAACAGGCTAACGGTAGCGGATTCTCCGTTGGGGGTTATGACTCTGCTCACTACCCGTATGAATTAGCCGTAGTAGTCAGCGGGACGACATACTACGTTCCAGCGAGGACCTAATGTTTTACCGAAGGGGCAGTGTGGTCGTACCCACGGCCCCTTATTCGGTTCACCATCCTTGGCAGGTTGAGTGGAGCAAGGGCTCTAAGTTGTTCTGCTACCTTGGAATTATTGCAGACAAGAAAGCCGTATACACCGAAGAGTGGCAACCACGTCGTTTCCCAGAGAAAATTGCCATGTCAATAGCCGTCACTACGCACGGCATGTCCCAGCGTAGCCTTAGTCAGAACAGAACCAAGATGAACGCCAAGCCATTTGCCACTGGAGCAAAGAGTGGGTCGGCGGTTATCCTCAAAAGGCCTGACTTTGGCAGAACTAATGAGGATAATGGAGAATACATAGACGCCGAGAAGGGTTGTGCGGACTGGGACGAGACAGAATTGATAGGAGGAGGTGCATCAGACAGCATCTATCTAGTCCTACATTCGACTGAAAATGTGTGGTTCCTTAGTTGGGTTGACGAAGACGATTTGGACTATAAAGACATAAAGATAGCAGTAATTAAGAAGAGCACTGGTAGAGGGATAAGGGACTGGCATCTTTTGCAACTATGGAAAAGCGATGTTGTAGTTCAGGAATCAACAACGAACAGATTTTACGACATTTACCTTACTGAATCTGGTACCGCTGGAACGTTTAGGGTTAAATTCAAGTACGACAACATAGTTGATTGGAATCAGTATTCTGGGGTATCATACCGTAGTTGGGTTCCAGAGTCTCCATGGACCAATCAGTACACGTTCTACACCCCCGTCATAAATGACGTTCCCGTAAGCAGTGTTGAGGAATCAAATCCTTATTTCGAAATTACAGAGACTTCTTATTTCTTCCTAGAATTTACTCATGCCGCTACCATTGGTGCAGGAAACATAGCACCAGACGAGGAAGGGTATGAATGGATTGCCGATTCCATAACTAAGGTTGAGTTAAAGAAATCATCTACGCCAATGTCTGGAAACTGGTTTAATCCTCCCAATACAACTAGCACCCTTTTTAGGCACCAAATTGGCTATGTTGAAGTGACGGATGGCACTCCTAAAATTGTGATGCAATCCTTCCCTAAGTTAGAGCCATCTGCTATGTACAGAATAATTTACGGCGGCACTTGGTCGCCATCGGTTTGGAGTTACGATGACGTCACGTCTTCTTATGTGATGGACTCTTCGACTACGATAACTGGTAATTGGTTCTACGGAATTGACCAAGCAACATCCCTAACACCCCTAACCTAACATGCCTAGAGAATTCCAACAGGACGGCGAGGTCTCCTTCGGGGGCTTCAACAGTTTCCCTAACAGTTCCGCCTTTGACCCGAACAAGGGCATCCTAGAGTCTGTCATTAACATGCGGATAGACGCTGGGGTGATGCGTCCACGCAACGGGTGCGTCAAGGTGTCCGAGCCACTGCTAGATACCTGTGCCTATGCCGCCGCCTCTGCGGGGTATCACGACTTCATCCACATTTTCTCCGCCGACGGTCAGGTAAAAAGCCTCTGCACCAATGACCCGTATGTGGCCGTTACGACTCAGCCTACCCCTCCAAGGCCTTATATCAAGTGTGCTGGTCAGGGGTATGCCACGCTTGGGTCCATTGAGGTTGCGAATGCCACCAACTGGAATGGGGCCTATGATTTCACCACTTGTTGCAATGTAGTCGGTCGCATGGCCTACGCCAAGGGTGACCAGATTTGGTTCAGCCTGTTCGGTGGCCTCCAGCCCTTCGACCCAGACACCGTCTCCCTGACCCTAGGGACCTACGACGAGATTCATAAACT